AGTTGACCACGGCAGGTAGTGGAAGATTCGCATTAGCGCAAAAAGATTTGAGTGCAAACGCTCCATCGCCTTGAGTAGCGTAAGGCTTCCCAACGCCGCAGTCGATGTCCAGCCAGAAAGAACGGACAGCAAGTACGTTCTCCTGACGGCGATTCTCCTTCGTCTTGAACGACGCCTGCGCGAGGTAAATCTCGTGGCCCTTCTTGTCCTCCTGCAACGCATACGTTTCCGCCTCCTCGGGAAACTCGAACCAGATATGCTGAAATCCTTTGTCCCGCTTTTTAGCGACACAAATCCACCCTTCGTGAGGAAGCATTTGCCCGAACATGCGGGCTTACTTCATCTTCCCGGCAATTTTCAGACAGGCCTTCATCCTGTAAGGATCGGGTCGTCTCCTCTCAGTTTTCCATCCGTAATATGTGCTCCGCTGGATCGGCAACAGATTCGTAAACGCGACGATCGTCAGCCCTCGTTTCACGCGGACGGACTCTAACTTATGGATGTCGGACGGCTCATTGCACATGGCGTGAGGCTCCTATATGAAGTACGGGCGGTGGCGGGATTCGAACCCGCTCACCCCTTCGGTTACGTGCTCTGGTTCACTGGCCCTGCGGGGCTTACCAGAGTCAATTATCGTGTCCCCACCACGACGCACCGCCCGTTTCCGGTTTACAGCCCGAGTGCCTTCGTGATCTCGTCGTCCGACATGACAGCAGCGGAGGGCGTGGCAGGAGGAGCCGCCTGCTCGGGTGTGGCGTTCGCTTTCGGTCTTCCTCTGCGGCTTGGCACCGGTTCCGCTGCCTTCTCAGGTGCGGCGAGGGTCTGAACCGCCGTCGCCTGCGGTACTGCCGCTGCCTTGGCGTCCACTACCGCGTCCGTCTTGGGCGGCGGCAACGCCCTGTACTCCAGCGGCTTCACGATGTCCGCGACCTCCTGCGACTTGCTGACGGCAAGCAGGGCTTCCTTCGCGGACTCGGGGATGAAGGCACCGACCCGGAACTGCAACACGGAGTAGTCGGCATCTTCGTCAAAGCCAACGTAGGTAATGACGTTCCCGAGCGGAACGCCCCGGTTGGTCAGGTTCTTGACATACAGGCCGAAGTTCTTCAAGCTCGCAGGCGGGATCTTGAACGAATACACCGATCCCTTGCGGAACACGGCGAGGATTTTGCTGTCCGCGCACGCCTTGCCCTTGGTGGGCTGCCCCGCCGCGTTGCGACCGGAGCCAAAAGCGTTCATCGGGCAAGTGCCGCAGGTCGGGTTGACGGGCTTGTTGACGGACTTGTCGGGGGCCACGCCGTCCAGAGAGAAGCAGTCCGGGGCGGAAGGCTCCACCTGGTTCGGGTCGTATGCCGCCTCGTAGTAGACCTTGTTCAGCCCCGGTTTGGCGGCGAGGATTACGATGTCCAGATACTCCCCCCCGGCCAGATCGTTCGGCTTGAGGTTCGTCTCGTCCCCGTTGCCGTCCACGATACGGAACCCGTTGCGCTTGATCCGGATCGACGGCGGGAAGCCGGTGGAGATGCCCTGTAGCGCGTCAGCGTTCAGCGTCTTCGCTTCGTTGATGGCGAGTGCGAAACTCGGAATGTCTTTCGGAATCTGTACCAGATCGGTGCTCATGTAGTGCCCCCCTTGGATCGGTTAGGTGTTGAGTCCTGCAAGAGCGTCAGCGTTCACCGCCGGTTTCTTCTTGTTCGGCCCGCGAGGTTTCCGCGCCGCCTTCGCCGTCGGCTTGACCGGTTTCACGATCGACCGCAACGACGCGCCGAGGTCGGCATCCGGCACGATCAGCCCCGTCTGCCCCTCCATCGGGATAATACAACGCCCACCTTCGATCAGCTCCACCTCGAATTTCATGTTCGTGCCCCCCTTAGTTATTTACGTCTGACGTTCACTCCCTCGATCCTGACAAAGTTCACCCCCGGCGGCGGCTCGTGTGTGTACACCCCGTTCCGGTCCTCCTCCATGCGGTCCTTGACGGCGGACTTACTTACCCTCCTTTCGAGCAAGTCCCAAGCCTCTGATTTCTTGATGAACCCGAGAAGCACGTCCCAGTCCGCGACCGTTGCCGATTCCCTGTAGGCGATGTAAGCCGTCCCATGCGCCGTCTTGACGCTCGTCACACCGTTTGCGTGCATGATCTCGCGGATCTTGTCCCCGATCGCATCTTGGAGGACGCTCAAGGCCGCTTCAGCATCTTCCGCCTCTTTCTTGATCTTTGCCTTCCGGTCCCGCAGTTCGATGTACTTGGCGGTCAGGTCGTCTACGTTCACAGGTCAACACCTCCTCCTGGATTGTCAGTCTGAATATGCCAGTCCCCCTTGCTTACATCGTGATCCCCTTCGTGCGAGCACTCTTCAGTACAGAGCACCTTGTAGCCCGGTTCGCAATCGTCGGGAAAGGCCCGGTCGCAAGGAGCGAGGTCGTCAATCTCGCAGCCGCACTCATTTTCGGCGGAACACAGCCCGTCGAATCCGTTATCGCGCAAAAACTTCTCGATGATCTTCTTTACGTTCATGGCGGGTCTATCCCCCCTTCGTCGTTCAGCGTATGTCCACGGTACTACATCCGTGTCTCGGTGTCAAGAATCTTCGGTGTTTCTAATGATCTCTTCGAGCCGATCAATTTCGGTTTGCAGATCAATCCCGTTTTGGATTTCGTCCAACAACCGCTCTCCGAGTTCGTCAACAGCCGATTTAAGGTCGTCGCACATCCCCCAAAGGGTCTTGACATCGCTCTTTGCTGTTTTCATCTCCGCCCCCCTTCTTTCGCCAACTCAAGAACAAGTTCTTGGAGTTTACGCCTGTCCTTCAGCGTCTGGTAGAGCCGTCTCTCCACGCTCGACCCATGAAGCATGACGATGTGCGCCGTCTTGGTCTGTCCCGGTCTCGATATTCTTGCATTCGCTTGCAGGAACGTCTCCGTGGAGGTCACAGGCGCGGCCCAGACGATCGTAGTCGCCGCTGTGAGGGTCAGTCCGTGGGCCATCGTGCCGGGATGGGCGAGGATCACTCGCGGATTGGGCAATTCCTGAAAGTCCTTGAAGATCCTGTTCCTCCGTCCCGCAGGGACGGATCCGTCTACGATCTCGACTGACCAGTGATTCTTTAATTCGTCGTAGAAACGGAGCAACGCTCCGGTGTACGGCACGAAGACGATCACCTTCTCGTCGCACTCCTCGATCACCTCCTTTAAGACTTTCAGCCGGGGGCTGAAGTCCATATCCACGACTCCGCCCGCTCCGTCGTACATGATGCCGAGGCTCGCTTGACAGAGCTTACCGAGAAGAACCCCGGCGTTGACGGCACTTATGCTCGTGCCTTGGATCTCCGTGAAACACTGTCGTTCCATTTCCTTGTAATGCTTCATCTGTTGCGGTGTGAGTTCACATTCCCGCTCCTGGTAAATCGTCGGCGGCAGGTCGAGACAGTCCTCAAGAGCGAATCGAATAGACGGCTGCATCAGTTCGTATACGCGCTCGGCGGACCCGTGCTTCGGCACCCACTTGAATTGACTGACCTGCGTCATCAGTTCGTTCTGGATGGTGCGGAAACCTTTCGTGTATCTCTCCGGCGTGAGGAGCCGGATCTGCCCGAAGCAGTCGGTCGGAGCGGTAGGCGTCGGCGTTCCTGTGAGGCCCCACGCGGAGCGGGGGATGTTCTGCCGGTTGAGAATGGCGAACATGGTCCGTGCCCTGTGCGTTCTTGCGTTTCTCGCTGCGGCGAGTTCGTCGTAAATGACATGGTTGATATCTGGTCTTTTCGCCAAGGCGTCGGCAATGATTTCGACACCGTCGTGATTGATGATGTAGAAGTCGCACTTTGGATCTTTCAGAAGTTCCAGTCTTTTCGCCCTTGACCCATGCAGGATATGGAACCTCCTATGAGGCAGGACGTGGAACAGTTCTTGCGCCCACACCCGGTCGAGGGTCGAGAGCGGAGCGACGATCAAGGTCTTCTTCACTTCGCCTTGCCGCATGAGAAAGTCGGTGGCCCACAATGCGCTCGCGGTCTTACCAGTACCCATTCCCGATAAGTTGTACGCTCTTGGGTTGGTTATTAGAAAATCTGTCATCGTTCGTTGGTGTTTATACGGAGACAGTCTTCCAGGCCAATTATAGGAAGTTAACAAAGATGGTACATTATACCCTCTGTTCTGTAACAGTCGAACCGACTTCACGTCGTGCGGCAGAGCCGCGACGTAGGACCCGTTGACCTTGGCGGTCTTGACCGTCGGGAAGACCTTCCTGAAGGCTTCAGGGTCCACGAGCGGGAGGATGATGTGGCCTTTCAGGACTTTTAATTCAGGAAGCATCAGTAGTAGACCTTCTTCGCCAAGAAGTAGTCCAACGCCTTCAGCGCCTCTTCACCGTCCACGACGAAGCCAAAGCCTTTATTCGCGTTCACTTTCTTCAGGAACTCCATCTGGAGCGGTGTGGCGACCTTGCCCGGTGCTTTCACTTCAATTGCAAGGAATTTGCCGTTCGGCAGCACCGCCAGCCGGTCGGAGATCCCCGCGTAGCCGTAAGGCGAAGCGGCGACAGGGAAATTAAAGACTCCGTGACTGTTCAGAAGGTCTTTGACCTGTTTCTTGATCTTGTTCTCGGGGCCGGTCTTCATTCTGTTTTCTCTCCTTCCCAACGCACCATGACGAACCTGTTCTCACCCACGTTGCATGGAAACTCTTCTTCGCTATCCGGATAAAGGTACATGAATCGGTTACAGTCGCAACTGTTGTTACCGTACTCCCACAAATATTCAAAGTATGGATACTCGTTTTCGTGCCACCGCTCTACCCCGGTCAAGGTGTCGCGGAGTAAGACTCGGGATCGAACTTTCTTCTTGATCTTATTTTCGGGGCCGGTTTTCATGCCCATTGGAGTGCCCCCTCCACACCGTTGCGTAATCTTTTTATCGTTTCTCGTCTCACCCTCTCGGGGTTTTTGTATCTCTTATACTTGCCCGTGTATATCAGTTCTTCTGCGCGTTCTTCATACAACTTTTCCAGTTCTTGAAGGATATGCCTCACTACATCGTCGGTTGTTAACTGAGGAACCATCATACTTCGCTTTGTGCTCATCTCCACTCCTTTCTCGCCCTCCAATGGATACATTCGTCCACGGGGCACCAGCCGTTGCACAGACCTGACGGGAAACAGGGGAACTCTCCCGCGTTCCACGCCCGCTCCATCGCTTCGATCCGGGGCAACATCCGATTCATTACGAGCTTAGCGTCGAGATACTTCAACTCACCCCCCGTCGTGGAGTTGTCTTTAAGCCAGATGTACCGGTACTTGAACGTCTTGAAGACTGGCTTCACGTCGTACTCGTTCGCTACAAACCACGCAAAAAGTTCCAACTGGGTGTTGTCATCCTTTTTCTTGCCGGTCTTGTAGTCGATGATCGTGGCGGTATCTTCGTGCAAGATGAGCAGGTCGACGACGCCTCGTCCGGTGCCTGCGTACCAACCGCAAGGGACGTGGTTCTTCGTGACGGCGAACTGTCGTTCGAACTGTTTCTCTCCGGGCAGTTGACTTAGAACCTTCGCCCACGGCTCGTAGGTCGGCGGAAAGTCCTCGGGGAACGGCTTGCCATCACGGATACGCTCTTCGAAGGCTTTATGGACCCGAGTTCCCCAGATCGTAGCCTCGGTCGGGGCCTCAACGGTCGTGCAGTAAAACCGCTTCGCGGCGTACCGGGCGGGGCAAGATTCGAACTCGGACAGAGACGAGTAGGACCAGGAGAAGGGCTTGCCTTTAGCATTCAGCACAATCAATGCGTTACTCCTTTCTCTTCCGTCGTCACGTCTTTTAGGAACGCGAACATCGACTGCACAAAGACCTCGTATTGGATCGCCATCGTCACGGACGCCGCCAGCGACACATGCTGGAGGTCCGTATCCGTCCCCTCGGGGTAGACGAGCTGACACCCCTGCGGGGTGAAGACGATCGCAGCCATGTCTTTCTTGAGCCGGATAAGCGTTTTCAACCGACCACCTCCTTATAGGCTCTCACAAACTCGATCGCTTGCGGCGCAACGATAGCATTGCCGTAACCCCGCAGTCGTCCCACTCGGGCGGGAGACCCATTAGCCAACGGGAATGTGCCGGGTTCAACTGCCCTCCACTTACCGTCCCGGCAGGGGATCCAGGCGGCGTTGGACCAAAATCCATTACAAGGGCCACGGTCTTGCGGCTGCTGTCCGTGTTCCCTGCCTCGTTGTATCCCTTCTGAGCGGGCGTCCCCGCCATCGGAGTCGGCCAAAAAGCCAGATTTGCCTCGCTCGACATATCCCTCCCGCCCTTGCTGTGGTTCTTGAATGCTCCGTGTGCGTCTCGCGTCTGGGTCGTCGGCCAACTCGCCAACACCACCGTCCTGCCCAATAGCGCATTTACTGGCACGTTCTTGCAACTGTTCTCGTCTCCGTCCTTGTGATCCCTCGTCGTCGGCGTCGGCCACGAAGCAAGAGTCGAAGCCATCCCCAACGTCATCCCGAATCCGTTGTGCCCCGGCCCGTATTTCCCTGACGCCTTGATCTCCTCGCGCCTCTCCTCCCACCGGCTGTCCGTGTCGTTCTGAGGCCCCGCATTCGGCGTCGGCCACGAAGTACAGTCGTTGCCGGATGTGCGGCGCACCGAAGCCCGCAGCGCAGGTATCGACCGCCCCGACGGCGTAGTCCGCTCCTTCCAGGTCAGCGTGTACAGCGTCGAGCCAAGCGAGTCCGTCCTTGCTCGCAACCTGTTCGCCAAAGACCGTGACAGGTCGGCACTCCGCGATGAGACGGAAGAACTCGGGCCAGAGATGCCGAGCGTCGTCGGTGCCGCCCCGTTTTCCTGCGGCGGAGAATGGTTGACAAGGGCAGGAGCCGGTCCAGACTTGTCTGTCATCAGGCCAACCGGCCTTTCGGAGCGCGTGGCTCCACACTCCGATGCCAGCAAAGAAGTGGCACTGATCGTATCCCACAAGGTCATCAGGTCGGACTTCAACGATGCTCCTTTCATCCACTTCGCCGGGGGCGATATGGCCTTGCTTGATTAACTCACGAAGCCAAGATGCGGCTTTGGGGTCGAACTCGTTGTAGTAGGCGGTCACTTAGTTTCACCATATGATCTGCCGATTCCGATCTCACAGGCAACCGGCAGGTCTTTACACCAGGCAGGGGCTTTGCTCATTATTTCGCCCATGACCCACGCCGCTTTTTCCGCGAGGTCTTCCCGGACACAGACGACTATTTCGTCGTGGACAGTCATTACGACCTTGTAGAGCTTCCCGATTTCGAGCATGGCGTCGGTCATTACGATCCGCGAAAGAGCTTGAATGCTGTTCTCGAAAATCTTGCTTCCAAATATGTGCTGCTTTACATCTTGCCGTCCTTTCTTCCCGACGTACCACCACGAGTCGCCATCCTGCGTCAGCCCCTTGTAGTGGATCGAAAGGCCGTTCGGCAGAAGCAGTCGCTCGTGGTCGGTTGAAAGAACGCCGAACTGATGCTTCACCCCACGATACATGCAGTCGAGGATGCGATTACAGGTCCGCCAATAATCGGGGATCTTCGTATACGTCTGCCGGTACGAGTCCACCAGATGTTTCGTGGCGGAGCAATGAATCTGAAGCGGAATACCGGTCAACTTCGTGGTGACGCCCTTAACATCGAGTTTCGTGTCCAAGTACCCGCCCATCGCGTCGAGATCATCTCTGCCGAACGTGATCGGAGGCATACCCAACGGCCCGGAAAGAACCCACGCCGCCGCCTTTCTCCACCCCATACCGTAGGACATTCCGAGAATCGACGCTTTTCCGATCGCTCGCTCCTTTGGATGGTCCTTCTTCGTGACCTTCTTGGCGTAGACGCGGGATGCAAATTGACAGTATACATCTTCTCCGTTTCGAAACTGCTCTAAAAGATCGGCTTGCCCCGCTTGCCACGCCGAGACGCGGGCCTCGATCGCGGAGAAATCGCTGACCACAAGGACATGCCCCGCAGGAGCGATGATCGCCTTACGAAGTTCCCCGCCGCGAGGGAGATTTTGTATGTTGGTTTTTTCCGCCCCTCCGAACCTCGAAGAATTTCTCGCGCCGAAGTAATCCAAGGCGATAGGGAACGCACCCCTCTCTGAGATGCCCAAGAACGCTTTCGTCCTCGTCTCCTCGATCGAACTCTTGACCCCAAGCCGTGCGGCGGCGAGGGCTTGCACCTCTACGTCGGGGTGTTCGAGTAACGACAGCATTCCCTCGTCCGTCTTGGCAAAGGCGAAGGTCACTTTCTGCGTTCGGGCCGAGATCTTTGTCGGAGGATCTACGCCGAGGGCCACGAGTTGTTTCGCGAATTGAGGATTGCTCCTTAACCCGGTCAGGTCACGACCGTCGAGGAGTTGCGCCTGCTTCACCTGGATCTTCTGCAAGTGGTCGAACAAGACCTTCTCGTCCAGCTCTAAGACGGGTTCAGTAAACATCCTTAAAGTCTGGTCAATGACTTTTAGTTCCGAAGGTGCAACCTTCGACTTCATGGTCTGAAATAACTTGTACGTCAAGTCCACGTCGTTCATGCAATACAGGCCGAGGGCAACTTGTTCTTCTTCGGTCAGGTCCCGCTTCCCGGCGAAGTTCACAAGGTCGTTGCCCTTTTCACCGAGGCCGCAGAGCTTGGACAGGTTTGCGAGTGAACCGGACTCATGCGGGAACACGGCCCTCGCCATAGACAGAGTGTCGAGTAAGAACTTCGGACGGATGCCGTATCGCCACGAAAGAATCGCTCCGTCGAACCGAGTATTGTGACAAAGAACGAACGCCTTACTCCAGTCGATCTGGTTCAAGAAGCCTTTGACATCCGTCCAGATGTATGCGGACGGCTGGTCGTTGGCTTTCAGACCGACGCCGTGAACCTTGAACCGGGGATCACGGATGTATTCCTCGGTCGTGAGCCGCTTGAGACTGTACTCCTTATCGAAAAAAGTTTCGAAATCCACAACGAGGATCACAGCTCTTCCCCCTTGTTCAACCACACGGACACACGGCAATAAATAGCATAATCCATATTGTAGGTGTCGAAATCCCGCGCCGCGCAGATTTCCGGGGGGGTTCTCCACACCAACAGTGCGATCGATTCGATACGCCGCAGCAACACCGCGTCCATAAAGAGAGCAAAGGCGTAAAACAAATTCTCCGCGCCGAGCGCCTTCGCATCATATTCCGGATGCGGGAACTGATGATGCTCGAACTTTAGCCCCTCTACTCCTTTCGGTGGGTCCAACGACGCAACGCGATATTGAAGCACACCCGCCGCTTTCAGCGTTTCGTTTACGCCGTACATGTACTTGGACGAAGCCCGCTGCAACCATTGAGCGTCGATGTCTTGCTTCATTTCACGTAACTCTCTATCATTGATCCTCATAACTCCTCCTTCCCTTTTCTCATAAATATTTTATTGTACCGGGCCTTGATCTTTTCCGTGTAGCGGGAATGAAATTCCCGACGGGCAGCAACGCCCTGGTTCCGCTTGAAGAAATACTCCGCTTCGCTCAACGTGCGAACGGCACCGAGTTCTACGCGGTCGAAGTCTTTCATGGTAAGGCCCCCCCTAAAAGTCTTTGAATAGAATTAAAAGCAGGATGATTATGATGAGATATTCCATCTCAATAAACCAACTTTTCTACGTTCACAAGCTGACCCCCCCGCACTACAGCCCGTAGGCAACCAATCTCATTTGGGCGGTAGCCCACCATTTCCGCGTACCCGATCGA